AAGTTACCCTGTGGAGACACTAGTAGAGGCTCCTGTAGAGGGCATGAGTAGCTTTTCTACCTAGTAGTTATATCAATGGTAGTGATTGTATCTATGGAGGCTCTAGTAGATCTCCTAGTAGGAGTGCTCAGAGTAATACCTAACAGAGAACTAAGAGTAATACCTAACAGAGAACTAAGAGTACTACTACCTTTAGCTATACCTATGGATACTCTACTAGTACTACTAAGAGAAGACTCAGTGCAGTGTTACTTATATTATGTCGGCAATAGTAAGTAGGAAACTGTGAGTACCTTCTTTAAGATGTATCTTTAAGTCCTATCTATCCTCCAAGACTGTGGGGAAATAAGCAGCCCCCTAGAAATGCCACTCTAGAGGGGGCTAATTAAGCTACTAGAACCAGGAGCTACTTTTAGGTGAATGACCTAATACTGACTCCTTGAACTTCTGTAGTTGTTTATCTTTTTGTTTCTCTGAATAATCAACAGCAGCTTTCTCTGTGTCTCTCCCCATTTGTTCTACCCAGTAAGCTACAGCACCAGCTAAAGCATCTAACCTATCGTCATGTACCAAAGCTCCTCTCATAGCTGTTAAGCGTGTGAGCTGGTAGAAGAGGCTATAGACAGGCTTCTCGGCTGTATCCAAGTCTTTCTTAATGAGAGCCTTGTTGATTACTAACCTATGTTGGTTCATAACAGGCTCTAAGGTATCGATGATACGCTTCTCTTTCTGTATGGTGGCTCGTTTACCTTCTTCAAGTTTACAAGGGTGAACCTTCCTTAACCAAGGCTTGAAGAGTTCATTAAACATCCCATCACCAAAGTTAGGCTCTGTCAGGACTACGTTAACTGAATGGTTCAAAGCTACTAGAGCTAAAGCTTTGAGAGTTGCATCAGCATAACCACCTTGGAAGCCTCCGACATCTACGAGGTACAACATACCGTGTAGCATCTTAACGACAGCATAGGATGTTTCATCTGAGCCTCTACCTGAGGGATCAATGAAAAGAACTGAACCTGTGTACTCGGTCATCTCTTCAGATTTCCACATAGGGTAATAGTATTTATCACCAGCTAGTCCAACCACAGGGACATCATTAACCACGTAGTCATGACCTGTAGACCAAGCTATTTTGACAGGGGCTACACGTGAATCGAGAGGCATGACTATAAGGTCTTCTAATCTAAGTGGAAACTTGTTCGCATCACTCAGAGAAGTATCTAACATGAACTGCAGGGCGAAGCCTGAGCGACCATAAGAAGCCTCTCGTTCACTTAAATCTTCATGAGTGAAACGTAAAGGGTCAGTAACAGTTCTAGCTTTAGCGCCGCGAGCCATCTTGTCTTGTATCATTGGGGCTAACTGACCTGAGTATCTTTCCGAGTCATCAGGGATTCGGGCTGTCCAGATACGCACATCATAGCCACGCTCTGGTAGTTTGTTATATAGAGACATCTCTGTTTGAGGTGTGCCTAGGTAGGTAATCTTCCCATTAGGTTTAATGATTGCATCAAACTCTTTGACTCGTTCTGCTAGTGAGTCACGCATGGTCTGAGTAATAGAGTTATTCAAAGACTCCACGTCATCCGCAATTATCTCATCAGCACGACTACCTGTAAGCTGACCTGTGATACCAACAGCTTTAACTGAAGGTGAGTGTGAGATACCAGCAGGTGCAACATCAAACATTATATTAGAGTTACGTTGACCTTCTGTTGGTCTTAAGTGCATCAAGATAGGTAGCTCAAAGATTAACCGTTTGGTAAACATTGAGAATTGATCTGAGCGATCTTTAGAAGCTGACACCACCAAGAAGTTTAAGTTAGGGTTAATGAGTAACCTCCAACAAACATAAGTTGATGTTATCCAAGATTTACCTATACCTCGGAAGGCTTCTATTACTTTACGTCTATCACCATGTTGCAAGTAATAAGCGATGTCATATTGTACTTCTGTAGGGTCAGGCTTGGCAGCAGTTATCGCCCCAGCTTCCCACAGATATTCCCAGACAAGATAGAGGAAGTTCCTAAAGTCTTGTAGGGCATGGTCTTTCGGTATGTCCATCTATACTCCTAGAAGCTCCTGTAAGCTCCACTACGGGTCTCTCTACTAGTAATACTTACGTATGCACCAGTGGATAGCGTGAGACGTGGTAGTGGGGCTTAGAGCACTTCAATTAGTTAATGTGAAAGGTGTGTATCTTCATTTGTGAACGGAAGACGGTCTTTAAGAGCACCTTCAATTTGGGATAGGGCGTTGTCAGCAGTTGCTACCGCTTCAATACCGTTATCTGATAAGAACTTAATTGCTTGAGCAAAGTCAGAGGCTTTAGCTTCCCCTGTCTCGATACGAGCTAAGAGTTCTTTCCCTACTATTTCGTGTAGTTGTTCTAATAGAGCATTGGATGCTGCCACTATTTAACTCCTTTAAGTTGCTGGAGGGATAGGAATACCCAACCAGTTTAGAACACCCGCTAATAAGCCGAATCCTGCTAACCATTTAACGAGTCTCCCGAGAGAAGAGCCGACCTTAACTACACCTTCAGCTGCACTCCAAGCCTCAACGAGTCCTTGTGTGCTTTCAGCTAATGCGTGGATAGCTGCGGTGTTCGCGTTTTGAGCACTCACCGTTAAGATACGACTCTCTATTGCGGCTTTCTCATGCTTCTCAAAATCCTCTTTATGCGCTCTAAAGTCTGCCTTAAGTCCTCTAAGGTTAGCGTGGAGGTCAGCATGAATCTTCGCTATATCTACCTTAAGGTCTTCACACTCTGCTGGTGTGGTCATTTTTCGTATTCCTTCTGATTAATTTAATTAGCCAAGCATTAGGGTCAAGCTCCCACCACTTCTCTTGGTTAGACCACGCTCTTGGGTTGTGATGGTGGTTGTTATGCCAGCCCTCACCCAACGTGATTAAACTAGCTACCCAACTGTTGCGAGCCTCGTCAATACCTAAGTCATGTGTTTTATAGCCCTGCCTATGTGCAATCACAATAATAGCGCTAGAACTATGTAAACAAAGACAAGCAGGGATACAGTAGGCAAAGATGATTAGCATAGGATCTATCACAGCAAGCGCCACGCAATACACCAAGATGATCTCGAAGTAGTACTTATGCAACCTCTTTTGGAATTTGTCCTTTCTAATATCTTTACTTAAGTTTAAGTCTAAGTGTGTGATATTCCAGAAACCAAACCACGCCCTGAAGTTGCCCAGCAGATAGGGGCTATGAGGGTCAGCCGCTGTCTCGGTGGTCTTATGGTGCATCCGATGTAGAGTCACCCAAGCTAAAGGGCTTCCTACTGAAGTGATAACACCAATAACACTGAGTACTTTTTCTACAATAGGGTAGGTACTGAAGCTCCTATGTGCCAAGAGCCTGTGGTAGCCTATATTGATACCTAAAACACCTAGACCCCAATAACTTAGCAACCCAACGAGAGCGTAACTGTACGCCCCCGTCATCACGACATAAGCGATACCCACTGCGAACAGTAAATGATTAACAACCTGAAGCGCCCTTACTTTTATATTATGGGACACTCTGTTCCTCCTTCTTAAAGATATAGGTGATTAAATACCCTGACACATCAAACAGCCCCGTAATAACTTGTCTAGGTCTATAATGATGTGTGTTCTGGTAGCTCTCACCAAAAGTGAATAGGTTCAGGAAATGGCAGTCCATACTTTTATCATCAGTAGGGTGTACTTGCTTGCCAATCATATGTCCAAACACACCTGTCATCTGGAGACTAAAGAAGGCCATAGCTGCAGGAACTGCCCACACCCACATGACTAACTCAGGGTTGATTAAAGCTAAAGCCACAACATATCCTGCAATAACTTTAAAGTAGTTATCATGCAACCATTTGTGGTTCTTATCTCTAATCAAGTCCTTTACCGTCATTGGAAGTATAGGTGAAGGCCATGGCCCTAGAACCCACGCTTTAAGGAACCCATTGTGTGGGTAATAAGGATCTGAACCTTCAACATCTGACTTACTATGATGCTGCCTATGTTGACCCACCCAACTGATGGAGCTGCCTACACTGGCAAGCGTCCCCGCTATAAGAAGAAACCACCACCAGAATCTATTGGTCTTGTAAGACCTGTGTGCAAACAGTCTATGAAAACCAGCTGACAGCCCTACATTGACAACTACCCAAACAGCGAGGGCTGTAAACAACCCCCACCACGAGAAGAAGAAGAGTATCCCTGTAATACCGATTAGGTTTGTTAGGAATAGCATCGTCTTTACTTTGCGGAAGTAGCTCACCTAAGGACTCAACGTAGAGAACGTAGCGAATATAGCGGGGGTTGTCCCTGCCTGAACCGTTACAGTATCGACAGTCTCAAAGTGAATAACACTGTGCTTTTCATAAGTGATCCAATTTACAGTAATACCATCCTCCGCTAGGAATAAACGCTTACCCATAACTCCAGTAAGGGTTTGGCTCTCATTAGGGGATAGCTGGGTTACTTCACCCTCCACCTCACCACTGATGCAATAGTATTGCCCAGCTGCGGTTGCAACCATATTGATTGTCCGCTCACCTTCCGCAGTTAAAGGCTCGGTTTCACCTAATGGTGGCACTAAGATTTTACCTTCCTCACGGCTCTGTTCTACCCTTAAGTCCATATTAGCGTCATAAGCATTTATAGCGCCTGAAGTTAAGAAGGTCACACCCCCCGTGGTAGTCTGGTCTATAGTAGTTGTCGTAAACATGTCACCTAACTTAAAGTCAGCCTTGATAACATTAAAGCCGTTCTCTTTGTTAGTGACTACTGTTTTAAATTTCCAGTTAGCCATTACAAGACCACCTCACTTTGCCCTACATCACTCTGCTCCTCTGTAACTGCACCAGTAGCGCCCACCGAAGGGATGCTCAAGGTCTTTTCGACCTCCACCCAGAGAGCTACTGGGGAATACTCCTTTATAACGGACTCAAGCTCTTGACCTTCAAAGGGTATTGGCATACTAGCTAAGACATCCTCACGCTCTGGCGAAGTATATTCAACCAGCATAGTCCTTGATTCTTCATCAACTTCTATAATTTTATATTCATATGTTATTTGCATTTTAATTTCCTATACGATTGTGCCTAAGCGGCTACCTGTAGCTATCCAAGTTATATTAGAGTCTCCATTTACAGCCTGTCCCGCAGCACCACTAGCACCAACAACACCAGCAGCACCTACGTCACCACCGCGTCCCCCTGCGTACAGACCCTGATTTTGCGTACCCCCAGCACCATAAGCGGCCAGTGTTCCTACACCACCATTAGCACCACCATTACCTCCTAAACCTGCTACAGAGTCGATGTTGCCTGAGCGACCGCCACCACCACCACCGAAGGCAGCTGATTTGTTAGCATTACCACCACAACCACCACCGCCACCCCCAGACCAAATGTTTCCTACGTTGTTAACAGAAGCGGGTACTGTCACCCTTAAGGCTCGACCTCCCGCACCACCTGCTTGACCTAACCCTGCACCAGTAGCAGCATTAGCACCCGCACCACCACGACCTCGTATATGTCCGTTGTTAATAAGGGTTACACCCTCAGGGAAAGAACCATCTATAGTCATAGCTGCTGTGCTATTACCAGCAGTATTACCTGAGATAACAACACCAGCGTTAATCGTACAAATTAAGAGAGAGCTTCCACCCCAACCCTCAGCTAACGCTAATGTGCGTAAGTTTGCGTTTGTCGTGTTTGTTGTGATGTTAAAAGTAAAGATGTTTTCATAAACAAGGTTAGCCCCTGCATAGACTTTTGCTATCTCAGTGCTTCCAAGATATACGGTAGAGTTTTCTATTGCGCCTTTGAAGATGCCCATTACTGGATGAAGTACAAGGTGGTAGATACAGGAGTCAAGGCATCATAAGCCACCTGTGTCCCTGTCCATAAATCAAGTATGCCACTTGCCGAGAAAACTGTAGTTGCATCATAAGCCTGTACAGATAGACCAATGTCTGCATCTTTAAGACCAGTAGTATCCCAAGAGGGACTTGTACCATTCGTTGTTAGGACACCACCACCGAGGTCAGTTTGGGTGGGGAGAGCTTCCACTGAGGAGGCAGCTGCTACTGCGTTAACCTCACTGGCAGCGGCAGCAACAGCACTCAGGTTTGCAGCGGTTGCATTTGCCGCCGTAGTAGTGGCATCGTTACCTGTAGTTACAACACTTGCAGCAGTAACCGAGGCGTTAGTGTTTGTTGTCACTACAGCTGCGTTAGTGATAACTACATTTGCGTTAGTGGTCGCTGCATCTGCATTAGTTATCACAAGATCACCCGCAGTAGAGTCAGCGTCTGCCGCAGCGTTTTGCTCACTTACTAAAGCAGCAGCAGCACTTGTAGCAGCCTCTCCCTGAGAAGCGGCTGAAGCTACAGCAGAAGTAGCGGCATCACCTGCACTTACTAAAGCTTGAGCAGCTGTTGCAGTTTGGCTAGTCTCTGCCCAATTCTTAGTGACCAAGTCGGTAGGAGAGGTGGGTTCTAAAAAGTTAGTAGCTTTTCTACCTTGTCCGTCCCACGAATCACCCAGAGGTGCTATTGATTCGCCAGCCCTATCATTAGCTTCTTGAGCAATATACATTACCTGAATAGCTGATAAGTCTAGGTTAGCCTCACTGAGGACACTACCATCTTGAAAATCAACTAAGCGGTTAATCTTCTCGGTGTCCCTATAGATCCGAACTAATGTTTCTAAAGCAGGGATAGTAGTGACCGTGACGGTGTTGTCACTAAGGAATGTATAAGGAACATCCACGGTGTCTACAGAGACCTTGATGTCTGCACTTGCGATGTATGGAAAGCTAAACGTGTAGTTAGCCTCTTCCGAAGAGACCTGTACATATTCAATATATGATAAAGGCATTGTTTCTCCTATTGTTTAAAATGAAAGGGAGAGCATGAAGCCTCTCCCGTATTGTTACTTATCCCAAGGTGCTGCAGGTGCGTTTATCTTTCGATTCGCATCGTAGCGACCTGCGCCAGACATAGTCTTTCTAAACCTAGACTCGTTAATCTTATCGAGTACGGGCTGCTCTTCCACCATCATCTTGGAGAAGGCTATGTTTCTAGCCTCTTCGAGATGCCCCTGAATGAGGTCAACACGCGCTGCCTTATGTTTAAACGTACCATCTGGCAGTTCAGAACGGAGCATCCCAGCCAGAACCTCCATTTTGATAGCAGAGCTGTAGTATCGATTCCATTTATCGAAGAGTGTCTCATCGCCTTTACCTGTCGCCACAGTCCTAAAGTCCATATCACCTGTCCTACTATGGTTGTAGGGGACACGGATGATGTTGCCTGTAACCTCTTGTAGCCGAATCAACTCCTTATCGACATAGAGTTCAGTCTCAGATCTACCTTTCTCACGCTCTGTAACTGAGGCTGTTGAGTAGATGTTATGGAAAGCTCCATTATCAGTTACCGTCTTAACTCTACCCATGTGGTCATAAGCTTTAGAAGTCAGGAATACATCTTTGATTTGAAGCGGGTCAAGTATCTGAGTCTGTAGCATCTGAAGGATGTCAGCGGGTGCTTTCATCTCAGGGTTGTGGATACGGTCTACCTTTCTAAGCGTGTTAGGTACAAGCGTTCTCATCTTGTCACCTGTAAACCTTAACCAGAAACCTGTTCTATCTTCTGGGTTAACACCACTTTCAGCGGCATCAAAGAGATTAGAAGCACCCGTTGCTAAGTTAGCATCCTTAATAGACTTAGCGAGTCCTAACGCAGCAGCAGATATAACAGCCCCTAACTTCTCAGTTTCAGAAGCACCTATAAACTCACCTTGAGCTTCTCGTATTTTGAGTCTCTCCAGATGTTCTAGAGTGGATACAATTATCTTAAAGGGTGTAGCAATAGGGTCAGAGAAGCGGTAGCTCCATGAAGAACCATCCTCCATCTCTATTGTGTAGTTATCTTTCTCAGCACTATCTCGTTGAAGCGCTTTCTGTCTCCAATCTTCGTTATGTCCACTTCCTGTTATACGACCTTCCCCATATAGAACCGCCACAGCTGAGACCATAGTGAAGGCTGCGAGTGACTCTGACTTAGCTCTAAGCTGTCTTTCAAACCCATTCTTACCTCTTAAATCTGCTATAAAGTTAGGCGCTAAGTACTGCGCCACAGGGGTCATACGGATACCTTCCTCAAACACACGTATAGGTGTTCTAAAGAACAGCTGTCCTGACAACCACTTAAGCATGGGTGTCTTGTTCATGATGTTCTCATAAGAAGTTGCAGCACCTGAGGCTAGTCCTTCACCAGAGAATCTCTTCTTGTAGAGGACATCGCGCACATAGTCTAAGGCTTCTTCATTAGCGCCAGCTCGAAGTGCTTCAGGGTCTCTACCTATCTCAGCTTTAACATAGTCAGCCAGCTTCTCACCTGTGTATCCTAGATTCTTACCCTTATTAACAAGGGGCGTAATCAACTGGTCAGGGTCACTCTGGATGTAAGCTACCTTGAGAGCATCTTGTACTGCTTCCTCTAAGTAAGCTTTACGTTTAGCACCTTTAAGACCTAGACCTTCAGCTTTAACTGCAGCTGTATGGGCGGCTTTACCCGCTATAAAACTGTTGTAGTTAATCTGAGATAAGAACTCATCGGTAGTATTGGTAGCGCGAATGAAGACACGGAGGTAAGCGCCTTTCTGTCCTTTCACGGATAACCCTGATTCTAAGAAACGCTCAGGGTCTCTTGTGAGTAGGGCTTGTTCATAACGCCAACCTGCTAGTGAAGCTCTCCACGCCATTCCCATAGAAGATCGCATAGCACCATAAGATGCGGAGACCTCTGCACGTGTAGCAGCTTCTAGTGGGTTATCCATCAAACCACGTATGGCAGGTAGAGCCAGCCCTTTAAGAGCTGAAGCGACTAAGTTAACCTGAATGGTTGTAACAGAGAAGACATTACCAATAGATACCTCAGAGAGTTTATGCCAGAAGGAAGCCTCCTCATTACCTAGACCATCTAAGGTCTCTAGTTCTGTCTTCTTCTTAGCTATCTCTTCAAGCGCACCTGCAGTATCTCCCACTGCCAGCTTCTCTGAAACACGTTTATCATAAGCAGCTTCTAGGGCTTTAAACTCCCGTGTCTCCCTAGCTTCTTGAAGCCTCTGCCCCTGTGTCTGTATGAGCATTTCTTCTGGGATACCCTCATCACGCAATGCTTCAAGAGTGTTCACATCCTTAAGAATGATGTTCTCTTGTCTCATACGTAGGTCGAAACCCGCATAGTATTTAATAGCTGAATCAGCTTTAGCGAGTTGGGCGAGTCTATCGTCAAGCTCTCTGTATCTAGCCAGAGCTGTAGGGTTTGAATCAGTAGCGAGGTTTTTACCTAAAGTTTCTAGTTCATCAGCTAATACTCCAGCTGCTCGTTGCACACTGACTGCTAATTGGGAGAACTGGTCTCTTGTATAAGAGCCTAACTCAAGCCGTTCTATGACAGCTTTACCATCATCTGCTGGGAGATCACTAAGTTGTTTAGCAAGATCACCCGCTAAGTCATTAAAAGCTTCAAGATTAGTCGTCGCCGCCATGTGACCCACAGCAGGTATTCTAATACCATTCACGGTCTCTACTTCAGAAGTAACTTTAGGTGTGGCAACCGCCTCTTCAGGTGCTGGCGGTGTTGGTTTCGCTTTAGGTTTTTTCTTCAGGGCGGTTGTCGCTTCTAATTTAAGAACGTCCTCACCATCTGGAACCGCAGCTTTCAATCTAGCCCGTACTTTAGCACCCAGAGTGGCTATCTCTTTATCACTATAACCATGACTCTTAAGCCAGTTTCTATAGCGGTCATCTGCTTTAGACTTCTTAGCCTGAGAGGTGATGAATAGCGCCTTATCAATATCTGATTCAAACTCAATAGAAGAGGTCTTCCATCTAGGTTGAGCGCCTGACAAGTCTTTAGGAAGGGTAGTGCTTACCTCTACTTCTGGGATTACAGCTGTGGGCGTAACAACAGGTTCTACAGGTGTTACCTCTGCTTCCACTTTAGGCGTAGCTTCAGGTGTCGCTTCAGGTGTCGTTTGGTTATCAACAATATCAGCGACATCGTCTGCTACTTTGGGGTCAACATCTGCATCAACTGAATCAGGCAGTTCACCTTTAGAGAACTTAGAACCTATCTTTGTTGCTAGAACATCTAGACCTACGCCTAGAGTAGCACCCGCTACTACGCCTAATCCTGTGGATTTAGCCAGCTCGATACCGTCTACTTCTTCCTTACGGCTGGCATCTACTTCAATGTCTTGACGGATGAGATTATCACCACCCGCATAGATACCACCTTCAAGACCTGCTATGACACCTGTTCTTCCTAGGCTCTTCTTAAGCTGCATCTTCAGCGCTAACTTAGCGGCTTTACCACCTGATTGTTTAGCAATAGTCCCTAAGCCCAGCGTACCGATTCCTGCCAATGTGGTCGGGTCAGTCGCTAAAGCCCAAGCTGCATTACCCGTTCCTTGCCAAGACATATTCGTATTATCAAAAGTGTCCATCATGTAGAGGAAGCTTTCTTTAGTATCTTGGTCAGCATCTTTTAGGGCGTGAGCAATACGGCCTGTCGTAACAATATCGTAATTGAAGTTAGCCATGTAGCTGCGTGACCAATCACTCAACTCGTCTGGAGTCCCCTCAAAAGGTTTTTGTTCCCACATCTGGTAGTTGGTAGCTGCAGCTTGCATCCACGCTTGGTTGCTAACTAAGTCTTCAGGCTCTATCTCCTCAGGTACTTCAGCATAGCTTCGGTACTCAGTAGGCGCATCTATAGGCGCAGCAGTAGGTGTATTAAGCTTCTCCATGTCATAACCACTAGCTTCTAACTTCGCTGTTAGTTGTGCCCGTGTAGTCCCTTCAGGAACATTGGGGATGAGCGTACCATCGGGTAATCTAACTTCCATCGTCTAAGCTCCAATAGTCAATACGTTTAACGTCATTAGGAGGTGTGTCGGCTGTAGAAGGGCTGCCGTTACTGTAAGCCAAGGTTCTCTGTTCCATATAGGTAATAGCTTTAGCACTAGCGTCATCTATAAGAGCTTGTTTAGCCTGACCTCTCGCCCACGTACCTGTTTCGTCGTAATAGTCAGCAAAGGCGTTCCTCAGACTATTCCTATAGCGCTGCGTTATCTGTGTTCGGAGATTGGTAGCGACTATATATTTAGACATCTCTGAATTAGGGTCTTTCATGAGGTCATCTATTGCAGGTTTAATAATGCTGTTCATCTCTTCCACGACCCTTGAGTCTTTCATAATCTCCATACCCTCAAGGATAGTAGTCATCTTAGTGATAAGGGCTACTTTCTCTGGTTGGTTAATACCTTCGATAGACTCAACTAGAGAGTACATAGCATCTTCAGTAACCACACCCTGAAAACCAAACTCCTCGAGGTTATTGACTTCTCCCGACATCACGCTGTTGATGATGGCTGACTCAAGTCGTCTAGCTGCAACCGCGCTTGATAGGGGAGGGGCTTTAGGTGTGTTCACCATTGTCTGACCAAAGGCCATCAGTTCAGGGTTATCTTTGAGAGCCATTAAATCTACTTCACCTGTATCGATGTACTCTTGAGCTATTTCTCTTTTCGCCTGTTTCGTATCCTGCCTCTCAGCTTCTTTTTGACGTGCTAGATTAGCTGCCCACTTAGAGTCAATAGAACCGTTGAGCTGCGTCCTAGTTATCTTTACCTGACGCTTGAAGTCAGCATTAAGGAAAATGGTAGGGATTGTATCCAATACAGAAGGGTCGTTGGTAGCGATAGCATGGGAAATGTAAGCGTTAACACCTACCTCTTTACGAACAAGCGGGTCTAAAGAACTTGTCTTATCATATTGAGTATCAACAGCAACAGGGTCACCACCAGATATGATTGCCTCAATAATATGCTCACCCATAGCTTCTTTCTGAACATCATCATGGTAGGCAGCTGTCTTTGCTTGCCATTGAGATTCATGCTGGGCGAGCAAACCATCCATACCTTCAATGATCCCAGACTGGTAGAACGGGTCACTATTTTGTGATAGGAATTGTTGGCGCTTCTCTTCGATATAAGCTTTACGCCCTGCTGTATCATGCGTCAAAGTGTCATCAGCATTGATGGCATCTATTACAGCTTGGAAGTCTGTCTTACCTTGTTTCTTACCCATGGATTGAGTGATACGAGAGACAACGGCGTGGGAAGCTTCAGGGAGCATTTCCCCCACCTGAGTAGCTTTAACTGTACCGTCACCCATTTCTTTACGAATACGGTTCATGTGGTATTCAGCTTGTAGGAGGATATCGTCATCATCCTTTTTCTGGGTACGTTCCACGTGCTTCTCAAGCTCACCGCCCATAGAGGAGAGGGCTTTAATTAAGGAGGCTGAACCTGCTTCTCTCCCGCCTCCCTGAGCATCTACCGCAGTAGGTTTAATATAACTATCAGTTGCAGCCGCAGCTGGCGTTAAGGCTTTTGTAGCAGTCTGTTGGTAGGGCGTTGCTACACGTCCTCGCTTCTGCTTACGGGTGTTGTTTTGGTTATCATTTACAGATCGCAATCCGCTAATTGTAGCCATGTAGTTTTACCTTATCATTGTGGTTGGTTGGAAACCCTCATCGGATCTGTATCATTGAGTTAGGTTTATACTGCGTTGTTCCCGTAGTCTTGGGAGCGCTAGGGTTAGCTGTTTTATATTTGCTATAAGCCCCTGCAGCTGAAGAAGCTATTTGTAGTCCTGCTCCCCAATTACTAGGGGACGCAGCTGTCCCTCGACCTAATGAGTTCACTCTGTTGATGGAGTTCGTACGGATACCTGCAAGCTCAGTATCTAACTGGCCTAAGCGGTTCTCTCTGTTGGTTTCAATTGTCTGAAGGTCAGTAGCTGCCATCCCCGAAATGTCACGGAGTATGGACTCAACTGAGAAGCCTGTAACACCTGCTTCCCCTGCGGCTACGTTTGTTGAGGCAAGGTCTTCACGCTCTTGACGGGCGCGTTCACGTGCTTCTTGTTCTGAAGCAGAGGTTTCTTGTTGCTGCCTTAGTTGTACGACCTTTGACTCTTCTACCCGCGCTGCATTAGCTTGCACAAGATTTGCTTGGAACGCATCTTCTGCTGCTTTATTAGCCCAATCGACCTGCTGACTGGCTTGCTGTTGTTGATGAACAGTTGAAGCCACTGTTAAGGCCACCATTGTGATAGATGCTGGGTCACACATTGTTAATCCCCCGTTGGTGTTAGTTTGGCAAATTCATAGAATGAGTTACCTTCGACTTTGAACTCTCTCAAGAAGGTGAACCCCGCCCAGCGAAGCCACCGTATGTGTACTGTGTTCTTGGCATAAACAGCATTAGTGAGTATTTTGTAGTGACCTCTCAGATTATCAATAACAGGTCGTGTGTCTCGTAATAGCTGAATCCAATAGGTCTTAAGCGCTGGGGAGGCCATCATCCAGATGAGACCCTTGAAGGGGACTTCTGTTTCCATAGTCCCGAAGATTACATGGGGTAACCCACTTTCAATATCAGCACAGACGTAGCAATCGCCTTCGCGAACCCCCAGTAATAGGGATTCTTCGGGGTCATGGTCTCCTGATGCTTGAAGCTCTTCGAGGTCAGCCTCGCGAAGTCGGGGTGCTAAACTTATTGCATCCGCTTCAGTTGCTCTCCTTATTTGATACATTAAACTCTCTTTGATCTCAGATGGTAGTAACCTTCCCAATCAACACTCAATAGATGGCACTGTAGGTAGGAGTCATTGACGACTGCCATATCCACAAGGTCATTCTTGGAAGTGATAGGGAACCTAAAAGACCCCTCTGAAAGTTGGATATCTCCTAGTAAGTTAGAGAGGACACCTACTTGTATCCCTGTGTACGGATAGCTAAATGTCCCACGTTGTGATGGTGTGACTTCAACTCTGAAGTACCCTGTTTTAGCGTACTGGATTGAAGCACCTCGTAGTTGTAATCGCCCTTGGCTTAACGAGCGTTGGCTCCCAGAAGCGTCGTTCTCTTTTATTAAGAAGGTAGAGAACTGGTATCTCATCTCATACTTCTTACCTAGGTAGAACGGTTGGTTGACTACGTTTTCAGGGACTATTAACTTTGTAGTCTCCCCTGTGTTGTCATACGTGAAGTCTGTGAGTAACGTCCCCTTCTTGGAAGCACCATTCGGGGCATAGACAAGTTGGAGGTTATCGGCGGCTGTCACTGTATAAGGCAAGGTTACTTCGGTTGAAGAACCTCCTGAGCCTGAAGGGATGTCCGCACGTTCTACTAGCGGGAGGTCGGTACTATAGAGCTTACTGTCGAGAAGAATAGGCATTTCCCAATCTGTTTCGACAATAGAGCCTTCAAGGTTAATAACCTCTAGGTGAATACCGTCCGCTCTCTCTATCATGATGTAGAGCTGCGACTCAATGAAGTCACAATTCAATACCTTATCGTCAGCGCCAAATTGCCACTTAGACCAGGATGCCTGAAGTTTGTCATCATTAGAGAAGTAGTACCTATAAATGTAGATAGTGTTTTGGTCTTCTTCAGTTAATACAGCAAGGGTATCTTCGTTAGAACTGGCAGCAATCTTATAAATAGTCCCTTTGATATAAGCAGGGACATGTGCTGTAACTTCGGCAGCTTCTTCTGACTCCGTATCTGCATCAACGTAGTACTCTCGGAGGCCTGAATAATCACCATGCTTCACAGCGAAATATACAAACTTACCAACACCTATAGGTTTAGCTATTAGCGAACATTCATACTCAGTAGTCTGGTTGATGTTGACTGTTTCAGGTGTGAGAAGTGTCGTAACCCCTAATTGAAACTGGGTTTGGTTAGAGAACATTAATAAGGTTTCATTGAAAGGAACAGCATGTTTCAATATGGACACTTTCACATGGCTGATACCGACATCAATGGGATCATCATCAAGTACAGCTGTAGCTGTTGCCCTAAACAAGGTGTAATATTCCCCCGCTTTGGAAAAGATGACATTCTCATCCGCAGTAATACCTAAGCGGTTTCTGTGGAAGAACAGGTCAGAGATCTTACGCCCAATGAAAGAGGGGAAGGGAGCGCTCTTCTCGTCACCAGATAAGCGGTCTTCCCATGTTAAAACCTTGAAGGTAAACGAACCATCAGCTTCTCTTACGAGAGCATGGGGAAGGGTAGAGGCTTCCATCCTGAAGGTTTCACCACCTTTAGCTGCCTCATTCCAAATACCATCTTGTGTGCCTGTTTGTGAGGTATCAAACTCAACGTAGAAGTTGTCAGCGGTTGAGCCACTATTCCCTGCTACTTCAACTTGGAAACCATGGACTGCACGTGTAGGTAGATTAGAGAAGCTCTGTACTTTGTCTTTGACAATCTCCATACCCCTATCACCTAGAGGAGATGTACCACCGAGTGTAAAGGCCGCACCATCTTTACGGCGTATCCAGATTGTGGAACCATACTGAGTAATGTCAAAAGTCGTTGAGAGTGCGCTATTAAGGTCATTCCTTATCTGATTTGCAATCTGAGTTGTCTTCACAAGGGGAGAGTGAGAGGCGACACTCCCATTAGGCACTTGATAGGAAGCCACTTCCGTACCATCTATCTCAACTGTGTACACACCCCCATAAGTACCTTGTTTAATCCATACAAGGGCTTCGGGATCTCTAAGGGGAGAGAGCACCGTAGAAGCGGTAGTTACAACATCTTTATTTAAAACGAAAGTGTAATCAGCTACTGTTACGGAAGTAAAACCAGAGCGTGGAGAACTAGAGACGAGATAAGACCCATCAGTTGTGTCGTTCACAACCTTCTGGTTTCCTAAGAAGTCATAAATCTTAATAACACCACCCTCGATGATGACACTATATTGCTCTGTATTGTCTCTGTTGATTGTGTGTAGGTAAGCGTTGCCTGTTATGCCTTCTAGTTTAGCGAGATGAACGGTAGGTGCTCGCTTGCTTAAACCATCGACGACTGAGGAACGGGCATTGATTTGCTCAACGCCTTGAGAGGATAAGCGTAGGTAGTCAGGTTGCTGACTTACCCCGTTTGCTATATTGGGAATTGATGAGGAGACTAAAGGCATTATCTAGCCAACACATTAGCCACTGAGCGTGTGCCTGTTAGGATGCTATAGTCAGCTGATTCACCATCAAACTGCTTGAGGACAATTAAGGACATCAGCTCTTCTCTCTCGCTGAAGGCCTCTAAGTCCAAAGAGCCTACTGTTTGTTGTTGGAAGATACGTGCGGCTTTGATTGTAATGTAATCCCTCGCTGCCTCAGGAAGCTCCTCGAAGTCTAGGAAAAGGATGAGGTCAACGTCAAGAGCCTCATCGAAGATATAGGTATGATCTGTATTGTTGTAGAGGCGTGTACCGCGCTGGACGACTGTGATCCCTATATCGCTCCCCACACTGTCAACCCCTAGAGTGTTGGCTGGGAGTACTATTTCTTTCTTAGGGAAAGTGGGTGTTAAGGTGAAGCTCTTCTCTAAGTTGAACTCCCACGCTTTAACTTGGACTCTCCTGCTTACATTGTGTAAGACCCTCTTTGCGATTGCCACGTCCACAACACCTGTATCTTCAAGTGTACTAACAGGGGTCTCACCAATAGTAGCAAGCATGGTGTTGATAGCTTCTAGCTTTGTTGTGAGTGTATTCATTTATGAGTATTCCTTGAGGAAAAAAATAGGAGACCCAATTAAGGATCTCCTATTAGTGTTTACTACTACTTAAACAGTAGCAGAAGTCAGCTCGACAGCGGCTTCAGGGCGTAAGATACCGTGACCTACAGCGTACTTGGCTACCATAAGAGTGCCTTGACGTGAGAGTTGGTATTCTGATTCCATACCTAGGTCTAACAGTTTCACAGTACCTACTGCTGAAGGGTGCATAATCACACCTAGCGTAGCTGTAAAATCGCCTATGTACTTGTCGCCTGTACCAGCTTCAACTGTAGCTGTTGTAACATCAGCTGAAGGTAGGTTGTTCGTCTTAATGATAGTGATACCCGCAACGCGAATAACATTACCACCTGCATATGAACCTTCACCGCCCCAATCTCTATTTAAGACTTTGGTAGATTGAGCCATAGCGTAGAACTCAGCTGGCTTAACGAAAAGGTAACGGTCATCTTCAGGAACATCTTTCTCATCTAAGACTTGAGCTGCAGCAAACATTGCTTCTGCTAGTTCATCGCCAGTAGTGCCTACACCGAGAATACGAGTACCGCCAAACTGGTCAGCATCATCGATAGTCTTAGTGGCACGTGAAGCTAAGATAGCTGTTTGTAAAACGTGTTTATCCATTTGATTCGATAAAGCATTACCCATCTCTGCTGAGTAGGTAGAACGCACGTCATAGTGGTTCATGGCTTCATCGATGTTAGCAATGAACTGTGGTGAGATTAACAAGTCATCGATAGTGATAACTTTCTCTTGATGTTTAAGTGTGCCACCTAAGATTTCTGTACCAGCAGTATGATAAGAAGCCCCTGTGCGACCCATAACTGGGAAGCTGGCGGATTTACCATTAGTGATAGTACGGACTTGGTGCTTGTCCATCATGACATTTTTCTTCTCGAATGAAGTTAAGACTTCACCTGCGAATACTTTAAGAAATAGAGCCTTAGCATCGCCAGCAGCGTTTGCTTGACCCAATCGTGAAACAATAGCATCAGCCATAGTTTTTATACCTCGTTAATTGAATGATTTAGGTTTGCGTACCTAGCGTTCATCCATGCGTTAACTCAAGGTTGTTCCTTAGTCCCACCCGCAGGTGTTTCTGTAGAGCCGAGGTTGTGCGTGAAATTCATGTAGTCGCATAGCCACCGACTTTGCTGTCAGTGTGACTGTGTTCTCTTTAAATCTAGAGGTGTTGAAAGGGGGTTGTAAAAGACCCTCCCCGTAACCGAAGCAAGCGGGGGAGACCTTGTATTGAAATTCCTTGTCGGGAGTTTCAGGGAGTACTTAAAGAGGTTTCGTTCTCCAAGACTGTGGGGTAATTAATTAGGCGGTTGGCCTATCTTAAGATTCTGTTGTTTAAAGAACCACCTTAAGCCGAAACTTGCAGCCATGATCCCAAACATACCTATCTGATAGAACACGGGAAGTGCTCCAACAAACTGAACCCACGCAGTAGCTTTCACGGGATCGAACCACGCGATTACTAAAGGTGAGAACCATATGATGGTGATGATTTCATCCTTCCAGCTGAACTGAGACTGCCGCAGGGCGATGATGTCCCACGTAGCCTCTTGTTCAGATAGTTTAATTTGGAAGTTTGCTTCGGCTTGGTGTTTAGCTTTCTTCGAGTCCATCCATGAGGTGAATACCCCAGATAGACCTTGGATTACTAAACCCCACATTACATAATGTCAGAGTTAGCAAGACGCTTCTCTACGTCTGCGCGGTACGCTGGGTCTTTGTGATATTGTGGGTCTGCCATAGCTGCAGTAAGCTGCGCCACAGAGTTGAATGAAGTCCCTGTGCTGCCACCTTTAGTATCACCTAAGATTAGATTCGGTAACTTACCCTCGACTGCTTCGTAGCGGTAGTTCAAGAGCTGTACGGCACTCTTAATCTTCTCGAAGTCACCTGTAGCCATATCATCGTTATATTGGACTAGTTCGGCTTGCGTTAAGCTGTCTTTAGCCCAACCCGTTAAGGCTTCATATTGTGCTTGACCGCCTACTTCATCGAAGACTTTGTTCTGCATTAACTCAGCTTGCGCTTCTTGACCCGTCATATAGTTTTCAACTACATCTCTGTCAAAGCCAGCAGCTTCTAGTGCTGCATACTGGTCAACAGATAAGTCACCGTTAGCATCATAAGAGGCTGTCAGTTCTTCCATGTTTAGGCCAGCAGATTTAACCGCTTCATTAGCATCCTCTGGCGTACCAGTGTCTACTACATCAGCTGTGTTGTCTTCTGTACCCTGTGATTGTTTAGTCTCCAGAGCTTTATAAGCTGCTTCAAAGTCTTCTTGTGTTTTGAATTTACCGAGGATAAGCTCAGGCTCAGGAGTGGCAACCTCTAAGGGCGCTACCTCTGCTACATTATCCACGGCTGCAAGCATTGCTGCATCATGACCAGCTGGCGCTAGACTCTCACTAGCATTCTCAGTCGCAACATTTAAAATATCAGCCATAGTTTCTCCTAGCTCTCTACAATTACTAAACCATTAGGAAGCGTTGTGCTTTTAACACCGTTCTTAAGGGTTACTTTTGAAGCTACTAGTTGGTCTGGTACTTTATCAACTGCTTCTTTAGGCTTTACTGCAGCCTTGGGTTTACGTGCCGCCATTTTGTTTCATTCCTTCTGTTATTGCTTGTTTAGTTACGTCGATGCCACCACTGGTAAGGGCTTCAGTCATTTGCTGACCTTGAGCTGCTTCCTGCTGGGCGGCTTCTTCTTCTTGAATTTCTTCTTCAGACCGTACAAGACCTTTCATGTCGATACCTAAAGCTGTTCCTCTACGTGTCATGTAATCACCTACATTCGCATAACGAGATAAGGCTTCCTGTCCGAATGTATCAACGACACCCCTGAATAAAACATCTAGTTTATTGAGGTCATGTCCACGTCCCAGAGCTTCTAAGCCTGTCGTGATGGAGGGTTTAACCACACCACTTGGCAGCTTAGGTATACGCTTGGCACGTTCTAATTCATTCATCACTTGACGTACTAGAGGTAGCTGAAACTCTTGGCTCAGAATCGAATAGACTCCACCAATAGCATCTTCTAGTTCACCCGCCATGTAGCGGATCTCTTCAGCTGTTACTCGCTCTCCACCCCGTTGTACGGCAGTGTTTAATAAGAAAGCGAAAGAGAGTCTACTTGTTATAGACTCGATAGTTTGGAAGGCGATTCTAAAGTCATGGAACTTGTCTAACTGTAAGACTGAGACATCCTCTCTAGACCCTGCGCGTACCGCACCGTTAGGGGCTTCTGCTATTGTCTTCTGCTCGGTCAACCCATTGGGATTAACGAGGATCAGTATTTTAGCAGCGGCTGCAGAACCTTCAACGATAGCTTTAGTAAGAGCTTCTAGTGACACTAAGTCACCATAGTATTCCTCAACATAGCCACGTCCGTAATCTTCTCCATCGACCTTGATGAAGCGTAGCGGTATCCAAGGAGACTTATCTACTGGATAAGAACCTTCAGAACCTTCAATACGTTCACCTTTAGCTTCTTGGTATACCGTCCATTTCTTATCTTCTAACTTGATATGAGTATAAAGCTCTACGGTCTTCGCATCCCCTGTCGCTTTCTCTTTAGTTTCGCCTTCTTTGACAACTGTGTAAGAGGGTAAAACAGCAGGAGACACTTCTTCCTTGGTGATAATCTCTAAGACATTACCCATAGGGTCACGCTTGACAACATATCTATCGATACGGAAAGCCCGTAGCGAACCTGTAGGAGGGACGAAGAGGAGGACATTACCTGCGATGACGAGCTGTTTCAAAGCTTCACCTACGGTTACCCGTGCAGCACGTGCTTCAATATCTGTCTGCACTGCTCTTTCGATTTTACCTAGTGCTTCTTCAACTGTCGCTCTCATGCCCTCCTGTTGTGTCATTTCCTCGAGGGTGTAATCATCGATTAACATCCTGAAGAAGGGAGAGTTGGGAGGCATTAACGCCAAGAGAAGTTTAGACGAAAGGTTGTTTACACCCCTTGCGCCTAATCCCTGAAAGGGTGTCTTAAACTCTGTTGAGCCAGAAGATCCTTCCTGCGGTAGTAATGACGGGATTGTCAGCTCTGCAGCTTTACGACCTCGAAATAAGTAGGGTTCACGGAATGTTAATAACGCTTTATACCTACCTCCTGCTGTTTCTTTTTGCATCTAAAATCCTTAGCTTACTGGTATATTTAACCCGTTACCTGCAGTTGTTCCAGCAGAGTTCAAGTCAATTCGTAAGCCACTACGACCCTTACGTCTACGAAGAGAGGCTCCTGCACCTGCTTCATTCCTCGCCTTAGTTCTAGGG